GATTGTGTCACTAACAGACTTATTCCTGAGAGGAAGCGTTATGCCGACCAATTCACAGGTTCTCACCAGCAACGGTTTTCAGAACGTTGGCGACCTCATTTCGGCCGCTCAGAAAGTGGGTCTGCCGTTGTGGGTGGCTGCCGCTTTCGTGGAAGCGGAATCGCACGGTGCGAACGTTTACGGGCACGACGCGGGAGGAACGTTCTCCGGTGCCGGTGTGGTGACCAGTGTGAACTATGGTCAGTTCTACAGTTTGGTCATCAACCAGCATCACGCATCGAACGGTGTTGGCCCGATGCAGATCACATGGCCCGGTTTCCTCACCGATGCCGCAAACAAGGGTTTGCGCCTGTGGGTGCCCGCTGACAACTTCCTGTATGGTTTCAAGCTCATCGCCGGGTACCTCGCAGGCAACTATGGTGCCGCGAGCATTGCCGCTGCTGGGACGAAGTACAACGGCAACAGTTCGTATGGTCAGCGAGTCGCACAACGGGCGATGTACTGGCACGGTGTGCTGGTGCCCGAGGTCGCACCATCAGACACGGTGCTGCGTATGGGGTCATCGGGCGACGCGGTGAGGTCCCTCCAGGCAGGTCTCAATCATGTGTTTCCCGCCTACTCAGATCTGACGGTGGACGGTTCGTTCGGCACTCAGACGGAGAATGTCATTCTTGATTTCCAGGGTCGGTCTAATCTTGTGAAAGATGGTGTGGTTGGTCCTGCCACTCGTGCGCGGCTTAACGCGGTTGGTGTGAAGTTCTAATGACCACCTACCCTAGTGATGAGATTGGGCAGCTTCCGAGCATTGCCAGTTTCGGCTCAACGTTCTCTTATGCCGCGTGGACGCCAGGAACCACGGTCACACTGTGTAACGTCCCATGGAACAATGACTATCGCGACATTGTGCATTACGCGAGCAAAACCGACCTGAACACGTACCTTGACAATAATGCTGGTCCGAAGATCAGCATTGACAAGATGACACAGTGTCGTGTTGGTGTCCCGATCCGGTTGAACATTCCGTTTGGTCAGGTGTTCACGTTCAACTATCTTCGCGTGGTGAACAATCCTCAGCCGGTGACCGGGCACGGTGATGGGTACGGCATCAGCGAAGCTACAGCGCAAACGTTGTACTACTTTGTTACCGACGTTAAATACCTTGCGCCTAACACAACGGAGATTTACGTCCAGCTTGACGTGTGGCAGACGTTCAGCCACGAAATCACGTTCGGCAACTGCTACATCGAACGCGGACACATCGGCATTGCCAACGAAAACAACTTCCAGAACAACGGCCGTGACTACCTCACCATTCCTGAGGGTTTCGATATCGGCAACGAGTACGTTGTCCAGAAAACGTACGATTATACTTTCGTGGACAACCGTGACCCGTCCACCGCCAACGCCATTATGGTCATGTCCACCACAAGCCTTTTCGGACCATACGGCACGGTGACAGCACCCATTCTGACGATGGCGCAAGGTTCCGCCTACGGCAACGTGCCCAACGGGTGCGACCTTTACCTGTTCGCATCCATGGCCGATTTTCAGTCGTTCATGCACTTCATGGCCGACAAGCCATGGGTGACGCAGGGCATTGTGTCGGTGACTGCCGTGAGCTACGGTGCAACCGTCAACAGTGAAGTGGTCACTGAGTCACTGTCATGGACCACCGGCTCACCACCGTTCCTTCGCCTCATCAGCGGCCCTAGCGGCCAAGTGAACAACGTCATCGTGTCAGAGCTGGACCCTAACGAGAACCTACGTGACCGCGTGTGGTTGGCGCAGAACTGGCGCGATGGTCTGCTGACGGGTCGTTACGCGAACCTGAAAAAGTTTCTCACCTACCCATACACCGCTGTCGAGCTGACAACCTACTCAGCAACACCCATCGTTTTGAAGCCAGAGTGCATGGCCGGAAACGACATGATCGTTCTGCAAAAAGCGTTCATGGGCCAACCCAACCCGCGCATTGTGTTCATCCCCTACAAGTACAACGCACTACCCGGTTTCGTGGACGTTGCCGCCGCTGACGGTTCCATCATGAACGACGGTGGCGAGATGTACGACATGATGACCGGAATTTTCGACCTCCCCACATTCAGTGTGGTGAACAACGGTTACTTGTCGTACATGGCCGCTAACAAAAACTCAATCGCGTTCCAGCATACGTCGGCTGACTGGTCACAACAGCGTGCCCTCCGTGGTGCGGAGACCGCGCTAGGGAACACCGCGCGGAGCATTGACCTGGGCGTGGACCTTGCCGGTTCCGCCTCGCAGAACATCACCGACAGCGCCAACCTAGCGCGCACCGTGGCGGGCCAACGTGCCCTCCTGGGAGGCGCGAACGCCGCTGTGGGCGGTGTCATGCGTGGTGGTCCTGCTGGGGCTGCCAGTGCGGGTTTGGGGATACTCAACCAGGCGGCCGACCTTGCCATTGCTCAGAACCAAATCGAGCAGTCAGCGGCTATCGCGTCGGGTCAGGTGAACCGCAACGCCACCTTGCAGAAAAACACAGGCATACAGAACATGGACACAAACTTTGCGTATGCACAGTTCTCCGCGCAAGGTGACTATTCCAACGCCATTGCCGGAATCAACGCGAAAGTACAAGACGCTCGACTGATCCAACCCACGACAGCGGGCCAGCTCGGCGGCGACGTGTTCAACCTCGCCATGCTGAAATGGGGACTGTTCGCAAAGGTCAAGATGTTGCAATACGCGGTGAACGTGGGAATCGGTGAGTTCTGGCTTCGGTACGGTTACGCGATCAACCGTTTTGGTCGTATGCCATCTGATTTTCAGGTCATGGAAAAGTTCACCTACTGGAAACTACGCGAAACCTACATCACGTCCAGCGCATGTCCCGAGACATACCGGCAGACCATACGCGGCATCTTTGAGAAAGGTGTTACCGTGTGGGCCAACGCCGCAGACATCGGCAACATCGACATGGCCGACAACGCACCCAAGACAGGAATCACACTGTGAGCCGACGCAAGCGGGACCACGTTGAGGAATACCTGTATGGGCCGTTTCGCGGCAACGCGCCACGCGACCGGTTGGCGTTGTACGAAACCATGTATATGCGAATTCTTACGGAGTTCGCCACCAACCGTTTCAAGTGGACGGGTCTGCCCGAAGAAATAGACCGTCGGTTCCTTGAATATGAGCTGTTCCGGCACGCTCTCGCGGTGTTCTTTTACGAGGACAAGAATTTCAACCGTTATTTTGCGTTGCGTGGTTCGGGTGCTGGCGGTTGGAACATGTACGACAATCCGACCCGGTTCACGGTCAGCGGAAACAACATGGCGGGTTTGCTGCCAGCGCACATCAACGGTCGTGACTGTGTTCCGATCTGGGCGAACACCATGCGCGTCCCCGACTGGGATTTGGTGCTCCTACAGTCCACAAAGCTCGCCGAAATCGAACGCACCATTGAGGTCAACCTCATGGCAATGCGCAAACCCTTCCTTTTCGCTGTGAGTGACAATGAGCGTTTGACGTTTGAAAACATGTGGCGTCAGGTTCAGGAGGGTCAGCCAGCTATTTTCGGCACCGATGTCTTCCAGGGTAACAGCATTGAGGACAAGATCAAGTTGTTCGACATGAAGATCGACAAAGACCTTGTCATCAACCTCCAGCTTGCGAAAGCAAAAATCTGGAATGAAACCATGACATTCCTTGGCATCAACAACTCAAACCAAGACAAGCGCGAACGTCTCGTGGCTGACGAGGTTGGCGCGAACGACGCACAGGTTTCAGCCGCCCGTAACTCCGCTATGGGTGCGCGTAAGTACGCGGTGGAGCAGATCAACCGCAAGTATGGTCTCAGTGTTGAGGTCGAGTGGAATGAGGATGAGCTGGTCATGTCGTCCTCCGATGGTCCGATGGATGCGCCTAACCCTGGCGGGTCGGTGTCCGATATCATGTCTGGACGGAGTAAGAACTAATGCCCACGTTTACGATGCGGTTATGTGACCTTATCGACTCCGGTTTCGATATCGGCATGGCGACTGCCACTGACTATCCGATTTTTGACGAGGCTTACCGTCCTGTGCTTAATCAGCGCATCACCGATCATTATGCGTTGTATGAGATTGGGCACGAAACACCGGGAATGTTTAAGTTCGCGCTCAACCGTCGGTTGCGCGAAATTATGAAGTATTACAACCAACTGTATCTGTCCGAGAAGATCGCGTTCGACCCGCTGTCGACCATGGATTACACGGACGACACCACATCAACCAATGCGGTCAACAGTTCGCAGAACGCCACGAACCACAACACCAACGACACGTCATCGCGGGCCAGGGTCGTTAACTCCGAGCTGCCACAGGTTCACCTGTCACCGGACGAGGACTACGCCAGCTCGGGTGCCGACACCGCGTCTGACACCACAGCGATCGGTGATGGCACGTCAACGACCACCGGCACGGACACCGCGAATGGTACGGTGAACCACACCACGCAGGGCAGACAAGGGTCAGCGTCAGCGCTACTCATGTCCTACCGTGCAAGCCTGCTGAACATTGACCTCATGGTCATCAAAGACTGTGCCGATTTGTTCATGGGTGTTTGGAACACGAACGACGAATATTCCACGCATGGAAGGATGTACGGCAGTGTCTTTGTCGCCGATGGATACCCTGAGATTTAGTCGCCCCGTAGGAACCACCACACCGTTCACGCAGCGTGACAATGATACGTTTCTGACGATCCTTAAAGGGTTGCAGGACACGCTCAACGACCTCATTGAGCAGGTCAACGCCAATGACGTTGCAAGTCAGAACGACCTGAACACGGCCATTGCTGACCTGACCAACAAGCTCAACCTGTCGTTGATTGACTATGAGGCATATCTCACCGCGTTGGTGAAGTCCTCACACGATGAGGGGATCGTTTTCGACCCGACCAACGGCACCCATATTGAAGGGTTTTCGCTGGTCCTAGGCCGTGTGTACGACAACGCTCGCGTGTTCGCGTACTTCGCGAAACAGTACGACCTACTCAACCTGACCGC